GCCAGCGGTGACGGTTTCGACCCCAACCCCAGACGCCGACTTCGATGTGATTGCTACCGACGTCGATGCCGCCGGTTAGGAACAGAACGCCTTTGGGAACGATGGTGCAGCCATTCGGCAGCATCGTGTACGGCATCTCGCCGATCGTGCCGCGGTGATAGACGGATTCCCAATCGACCTTCTCGGTCGCCTCTCGGACGGGGAGCGCGAGCTTGGTGTTCAGGAAGTCGCGCCATTTCGACGGCGACCGATACGACGCCTCGAACTCATATGCGATATCCACCCAGCTGATCCAGTCAGGCGGATTGTAGAGCGAGTTGATGCGACGGCTGACGACGCCTTCCTGCACGTTCTCCAGGTCTTTACGGGTCGGCTTCCACCGACCTTTGCGGGTCATGGCCGTCTTCTGATGCTCGTAGATGGGCTTCGCGCACTCGGTGCATTCGTAATGCACGGTCTCCTCGATACGCGACAGGTTCTCGCGATCCCACTTCAATCCCTCGATCTCGAAGACGATCTCCTGCTGGCAATGCGGACACGGAACGAAAAACAGCTCCATCGTGCCGGCCAGGAACTCCTTCCATATTGCCGAGGTGGTCTCCTCGGTCGGCGTGGAAGTCAGGAAGATTTTCCGCTTTGCCTTGAACGTGTTCGTGCGGTTGATAGCCAACGAGATCGGGGAACCTTCTCCCTTGATCTCATGCGGCATGCCGTCGATCTCGTCCATGTATAGGTTCTTGATCGGCTTCGACCTGAGGTCGTTGCCGGACTCTGCCGACGCCATGTAGATCGCGCCGCCGAGGAAGACCTTGAAGCGCTGAAGGTCCTTGATCAGGGTCTTTCGCAGACGTTTAGTTGTGCGGATCAGGGGCGTGAGGCGCTGCTCGCCGAACTCCTTGGCGATCTTGCCGTTCGGAAGGACGATCATGGTCGGCGCGGGAGACTGCGCCATCCAGGCACCGATGACGTTCAGGCCGGCCGACGTCTTGCCGTTCTGCGCCCCCGAGACGAAAGTCTGTTTCCATACGGGTGAGCCGTCGGACATGTCGTCCATGACATCCACGAGCCACGGCGTCTTCCCATTCCGCCACTGCCCCGGAGAAGCCGAGTCGTCGGTGGTGAGCTTGCGGTGCTTCGCGGCCCACTGACTCGTCGGCACGACCTTGCGAGGACGGTAGGCTGATCGGACGATGCGGCGCATAATGCTGCGTGGTCGGGCGACGTTCGGAAGTGAGCCGTCTTGGAGACGGGTCAACGCTGGAGACATGACCGTCGCGTTCCGGAGGAGCGAAGTGGGAGACCCCATCAGTCCTCGCTTTCATCATCGTCGTCATCGTCCTCGGCTTCCATCGCCGTGACGTACGCCGTGATCTGGCTGCGGACGTATTTCTCCAGAACGATCCGGAGCTTGCGCTGGTTGACGCCGAGTTCCTGAGCCATCTCGCCACATACTGACGACGGCCAATTCTCCCAGCTCTGCCGGATGTCGGCGAGAACCGTGGAAAATTCCGCCTCGATCTCCGATCGATCGACGAGCTTGCCAGCATCCTTCTCGTAGATGAGGCGGATACGAAGGGCGTAGAAATATCGCTCGAGTCGCTCGGACTCTGCGTAGGATAGAAGGCCGGCGACCTTGAAGTCGCCGACAGCCTTCGCCAGTTCGCCGATAATCTGATCAGCTTCCTCTTCCGATGTAGGTAACGAGGCAGGCTGAGAGGTAACACCCAGATCGGCGATATCGGTCGAGGTGTTACCATCCTGGACATGGGAAAAATTTCCGAGACCGCGTTCCATGAGGGTGATCATCGACGGCTGCGTGTCGACGAGTCCTTCCTTCGTGAAATCGAGATATCCTTTGGTTTTCCAAACGCTTGCCTGTTTCGCGGATACGCCGGCAAACTTCGCGAACGCATTCTGCGACATCGGCTTGAGGTCTTCGAAATCCACTGGGTCTGACACGCGCTCTCCTTATGGTTGTGCGCGTCGCTGTTACCTGTTACCCGGTTTGAAATGCCCCGGAAGAGAGAGATTTGAGGCACGCGAAACCTGTTTCAAATCATAGCGTTAGGAGAACCTACCCCGGTGGGGGTGTGTGAGACCCGGTTGTTTCACGAGCCGCTGAAGGCGGTGTCAGCCAACGTGGAAGACGCCCTCTGGATTGTTGCGGCAAGCCTCGAGGATTTCTTTGAGATATTCCGTAGCGCCCTCATGCGAGCCCCATCCGTTCTCAGGCTCAAGTTCCTTGTAGAATGGCTCGTTATCCGGATCGGAAATGTGCGCGACTGCCCTTTCGAGCTGATCGACGAGGAACTTCGCCTTTTGCCCATGAAGTGAATTGATGCCATCTTGACCGATGGCGCGCACGAACATCGGCGAACAGTTGTAGGTGTAGTTTCCACTGTAAACGGTGGTCTTTTTCACTACCTCCAGGCTCACATCATACGACATCGAAATATCTCCCTGTTCATGTCTAAGGAGGATTCTATGTCGGCCGACCGCCCGATATCGCTCCGCCGGCGAGATTTCACGAGCCGCCGAAGACCTGGTTGAACGCCTTGGCAACGGCGTCAGGCATGGCATTGGACACGATGGTTTCGATCTCCTCGTCGAAGTCGAGGCGCTGCTCATAGTCAGTGTCGAGCATCAGGGCGACGGCGCGCAGACCTCCGCTACCGTTGTCGGTGAACAGGCCGCGGATGCCGCGAGCCGTAGTGATCCAGAAGCCACCGGCAGCAGCCACTGCGCGAGTATAGCCGCGATCCATGTTGCCGAAGCTGTTGAGATCGGCGTCCAACGTCGGAGTCACGGCGTTGTCATGGTGCCCGCCGAAATACGCATACTGTAAATAGGCAGCTTGAGAGTCCTTCACGCCAACCAGGATTTCCGGCGTGGCCGATGGTGTCCCGACCACGTACAGGCTATTCTCGGTGAAGGGGGTGGGGTCGTTCAGGTTCTGGCGCAGATAGTCGCGATGGCCGATGCGGAGATCATCGGACAGCTCCCGCAACGCTATCTTCCCAGCACGTCGCAGGTCGCCGTCGAGGGTGCCGAGATCGGTATCGAGTGAAATAGAAATGCCCGCCATGATCGCTCCTTTTCGGGGATCATGGCGGGCAGCAGGTGTGTGAGACTAGGCGTCAGGCAGCGGGTTGGAGTTCGTAGCCGGCGGCCGTAGCGATAGCAGAGAGGCGCTCGAAGACATGGCGCTGGACCGGCAGCAATATCGTCTCTGGAACGTTACGGCCTGACGAGGGCTTGCGATAGGACTTAATCGTCAGCGGCGACACGCCGGCGACACTGGCGGCGGCCTTGTAGTCAAGGCCGCCGATGTCGAGCAGGAATGCC